AGCAGGTACTTATCGAGTAAGCATCCCGCAAAATGTGTCAGCAACGACTATCACCGCCAACTATCAAAAGCCTCTAAGTATTGATTCGGCTTTTGTGCGAGTTAACACAACATCCAATGGTCAGCCAATTTTGAATGGCGGCTTGGATTACCCTGTTTCTGTTTTGGCTTTGCAAGATTACCAAATGATTGGTTTGAAAACGCTAAACGGCCCTTGGCCCAAAGCTGTTTATTACAATCCAAATGAGGAATCTGGAAACCTTTTCGTTTGGCCTAACCCTTCTCAGGGTGAAATGCACTTGTTTGCAAACACTTTGTTTACTCGCTATGGCACTCTGTATGAGGATATTGTTCTTCCGCAGGGTTACTCAATGGGGTTGCGTTGGTGTCTTGCAGAGCGTTTAATGCCTATGTACGGCAAGGTTTCCACAACTCAAATTCAGATGATTAACGCTTATGCTGCACAAGCAAAAGCTACGCTGAAGCGCACAAATATGTCGCCCCTTCAGTCAGCCCGTTATCCAGATGCGTTGCTGGTCAACAAAGCCAAGGATGCTGGCTGGATTCTTACTGGTGGATTTATTTAAGGAACTGACATGGCATCGACCACGTTTATTAACAATCAGACGGTTATTTATGCTGAATGGCTAAATGACGTTAATGATTGGACTTATGATGGAACTTCTATTAGCGGAATCATCAACGGTTCTACTTTGGCGCTTCAGACTGGTGGTTTGAATGCGTTAAACATTGACGCAAGCCAAAATGTCAGTATTGGCAAACTAACAGTTACCACATCCATTAATTTGCCTTCTGTTGGCGTTACGTTTAATGATGGAACAGTTCAAAAAACTGCCGCATACATGGGCGCTGATAATTGTCTGTTTGAAAATAACATGACAATTTCAAATAACTACACAATCACAAGCGGAAGAAGCGCCAGCAGCGTTGGGCCAATTACGATTGCAAGTGGTAAATCTGTGACAATCCCAGACGGTAGTCGTTGGGTAATCTTGTAAGGAAAACACATGGCTTACGGAACTCTAAAAGCAGACGTTATTCAAAGCGACACTGCTGGCGTTGCGCCTCAGTTCAACGATGGCAACGGGACTCAAACAGGTACGCTGTGTCGTGCTTGGGTGAACTTTAACGGTACAGGTACTGTTGCTATTCGTGCATCGTTCAACGTATCGTCGATCACGGACAATGGCACAGGTGACTACACGGTGAACTTCACGACTGCGTTGGCTGATGCGAATTTTTGTGTTTCAGGAACAGCATCTTTGTTAGCTACAGGAAGCGCAACCCCTAGATTTATGGCTCCTGTTTCACAGGCAGGACTTTCCACAACTAATGTTCAAATTAGAACCGCTGATGATTCTGGGGCAACAGTAGATACTGCTTGTGTTTCAGTCGCCATCTTCCGCTAAGGACACACCATGCCAGTAACAATCAACGCATCCCCTACAAACGGTTTAGTCCAGACAGCCGATGGCTCTGGCATCGTGAAGCTACAGTCCAACGGAGTGACCACCAACGCTCTGGCTTGGGTGAACTTCAACGGCACTGGCACAGTGGCTATCCGTTCAAGCTACAACGTATCGAGCATTACTGACAATGGTACTGGTAACTATACGGTGAATTTCACTACTGCTCTTAGTGATGCTAATTATTCTGTTACAGGTACTGCTGGTAATGCTGCTTCTGGAACTCGTATTTTGATGAGCCCTTATAGTACAGCGCCCTCAACAACTGCCGCACAAGTCGGTGTTCAAAACTCAGTTTTTACGTTAACAGACACTGAGTACGTTCAAGTTCAAATCTTTGGAAACTAAGGAAACATCATGCAAGTCATCATCTTCACAAACGACAACGGCGGCGTGAGCGTCTGCATCCCCACAGGCGAGTTGCCCATTGAAGCCGTCAAGGCCAAGGACACCCCGAGCCACTCAATCATTGTTCAAGAGTCCGAACTGCCTCAAGCAGACAATGACTTCTTCAACGCATGGGAACTGGCTAACGGTGTTGTGAGTGTCAACTTGACCAAGGCTAAAGAGATCACCAAAACACGTCTACGCGCTGAACGTGCTCCTTTGTTGGCTGCACAAGATGTGCTGTTCCAGCGTGCCTTGGAGTCTGGTGCTGATACGACAGCTATCGTGGCTGAGAAACAGCGTTTGCGTGATGTGACCACCTTGGTTGATGGCTGCACTACCACTGCTGAACTTCGTGCGCTGACAGTATGACTACACGAATCGTTGTAGACCTTGCCACTGGTCAACGAGAAGTAGTGGCGTTAACGCAAGCTGAATTGGATGCTGCTGCGGCTCAATATGCTGCATGGCAAGTTGAAGAAACAGCTCGATTGGCTAAAGTAGCCGAGGAAGAAGCAAAACAAGCCAAGTTCCAAGAGTGGTTGGCTACACAAGGGGAAGCATAATGGCAGTTGTAATCAACGGATCCGCTGGGGTCACAACAAACTCAGGTGCTGTGTATAACGGCATTTCTTCTGGCACTGCTGTTGCATCCACAAGCGGAACAAGTATTGATTTCACTTCTATCCCTTCTTGGGTGAAACGCATCACTGTGATGTTTAATGGTGTGAGCACGAACGGATCTTCTTCGCCGCTGGTTCAGCTTGGCACATCTAGTGGTGTGACAACTAGTGGATATGGCGGTTCAAGCAGTTTGAGCGCTTCTACCGTAACAACACAAAACTTTACCACTGGGTTTGGTGAGCGCTCTCAAGACCCGGCAGCAGTAAGGACAGGGATTTGGACAATTGCAAATGTATCGGGAAACATTTGGGTTTGTTCTGGTGCTCTGGGCCGATCAGATTCAGCGGCTTCGTCTGTTACAGGTGGCGCGGTAACCCTTTCCGGCACCCTCGACCGCGTTCGCATCACCACAGTCAACGGCACTGACGCTTTCGATGCCGGTTCCATCAACATTCTTTACGAGTAATCTATGGCAGATTTTGGTTTTATCGGGCCAAGCTATGAAGCTCCATCCATCTACCAAGATGCACAGGAGTTGATTAACTTCTTTGGTGAAATTGACCCGTTAAAACAACCTGGTGAACGTGGTGTGGTGGCGCTCTATCCGACACCAGGTCTGACCCAATTTGTTCAATTACCCGCAGAACAAGAAGTGCGTGGGATGCGAACAATCTCAGGCGGTCAGATTATGGTCACGGTTTCTGGGCCGTATGTTTATGCGATTACGCCAACTGGAAGCTATTACCTAATTGGGTTTTTGAACTCAACTTCAGGGCGTGTAAGCATTTCTGACAATGGCATAAACGTCTATATCGTAGACGGGGCTTACCGCTACACATGGCGTATTAACAGCTTGCCTGTTACAGACTTTGTTGGCTCAATCTCAAGCACAACTTTGACAGTTTCTTCAGTTTCGTCAGGAACGATTAGAGTTGGTCAACAGATTTTTGGCGTTGGTATGTTGCCTAACACGGTGATTACTGCGTTGGGAACTGGAACAGGCGGGACAGGAACTTACACGGTCAACCAATCCCAAACCGTGACAAGTCAGACAATGAACGGTGTTCAGGCTGGCGCTGCGGTGACTGCCTCAATTGGTCAAACTTTAAGCGGCGTAACGATCACGGGAACTGCTGGACAATTTTCTTGTACGGCATCCACTCAGCCTTTGGTGGTTGGTCAGACTATCCGAATCAGCGGAACTTATGGTGGCACAGGGTCAATCTCTGGCTACTCTAATCCAACGACTTATTTCATCATTGCAACCAATGGGTCTACGACTTTCACGCTGTCCACAACCGCAACAGGCACAGGCGTAACGACTACCGCAGGCACTCCAACTGGTTTGACTTACGCCGTAGCCAATACGACCATGACCATTTCGGCTGTGGCGAACGGCGTGGCTTACCTGGTCAAACAGTTCAAGGAACTGGCGTAACGTCTGGAACGATCATCACTGCCTTGGGAACAGGCACAGGTGGCACAGGCACATATACCGTGAGTTCAGCCCAATATGTTGCTTCTGTGACCATGTATCTGCTTAACTTTACGCAAATGCCAGCCACGGATGGTGCGTTTATTGGCGGCAATACTGTGGACATTGTGGACAACTATTTTGTTTATAACAAGCCAAATTCACAGCAATGGGGCGCTACGGATACCTTGTCGCCAATCAGTTCAGGATTAAGTTTTGCCAGCAAAGACGGTGCGCCTGACAATCTTGTTTCTCTGATTGTTGACCATCGTGAAGTTTATTTATTAGGCGAAGCATCGTCAGAAGTTTGGGTGGATGTTGGTTCTTTCCCATTCCCATTCCAGCGAATCCCTGGCACTTCTACCCAACACGGCATTGCGGCTCAGTATTCCATGAGCCGTTTTGGTAATTCTTTTGCTTATGTATCACGCAACAACCGTGGTCAAGGCATTATTGTCCAAATGAACGGCTACACGCCAACACGCATTTCAACTCATGCGGTGGAAAACAGCTTGTTAAATCAGACTATTGATGATGCTGTTGCCTACACCTATCAACTAGAAGGCCATGAGGTCTATGTTGTAAGTTTTCCGTCAATTGACCTGACATGGGCTTATGATGGCTCAACAGGAATGTGGCACAAATGGCTTTGGGTTGACTCAAATAACGTCTATCACCGCCACCGTTCAAACTGCTCTGCTGCGTTTAACGGCAATGTTTATGTGGGCGATTGGGAAAACGGCAAGGTTTATCTGTTGGATACAACAAATTACACAGATGACGGTGGGGAAATCCGCAGATTACGGCGCTGTCCTCACTTGGTTGCTGATTTACAACGTCAATACTTTGATGAGTTACAGATTCAATTCCAGCCTGGCGTTGGTTTGTCGGGCATCTCAAACACTGCAAATTCATCTGCTGTGGCTGGTATTGCTATCGCAGGCGTGGCTGTGGCTGGCTCTACGGGTACGGCATCGGCTAACGTAGACCCGCAGGCTATGTTGCGTTGGTCAAATGATGGCGGTTCTACTTGGTCAAGAGAGTATTGGGTTGGAATCGGCAAGCAGGGTAGATATAAAAATCGTGCCATCTGGCGCAGATTGGGCATGGCCCGTGACCGTATCTTTGAAGTTAGCATCACAGACCCCGTAAAGGCGGTTATTGTGTCGGCTAACCTTAAAGCCTCAGTGGGGGATAACTAATGAGTAACGGCATTTATGGTTCTTCCCAAACCAATCCTTATCCGCAATCTGAATTTTTAGATTCTCAGACCAAACGCCCAACTCGGGCTTGGCAGCAATTCTTTTTGAATCTGCTGAATTTTGCATCATCTGATTCAGCAACGGCAGGGTCTGCAACTTTGCCATCCAACCCTGTTGGATTCATTGAAGTAACGGTAAATGGGCAGAATTACAAGGTTCCCTATTACAATCAATAACATGAATACAGCAGACATTTTTGCTCAAAAAAAGGGCGTTTTTGAATGTGATTTAGGCGTTACACATCATTTTTCTGATGGTTTGTATGCCAAAGAAATGCACATTCCAAAGGGTTTTGTTGCTGGAAGTCATGCCCACAATTATTCTCATTTGAGCATATTGTCAAAAGGCAAAGTTATTGTAAAAACTGATGATTTTGTCAAAGAATTCAAAGCGCCAGCTTGCATTGAGATCGTAGCTGGAATTCATCACATGATTGAAGCGCTAGAAGATGCAACGTGGTTTTGTATTCATGCAACGGATGAAACTGATGTTTCTAAAGTTGATGAAGTCCTAATTAAGGAGAATTGATATGC